GTTCCGTTTGTTTTTCTTTGTCCAATACTAATTTCCATCTTGTCCTACTAAGCAAGCGGATACCAATCAATATCCGCTTGCCTAGGGGGAGGGGCCGTAAGGGAAGCGATAACCCAACCGGCCCCTAACCCCTAAACCGAAAAAGGATTAGGCGTAGATGTCCGCCACCACGCTCGCTTCCGGTTCCTCAAAGCCGTAATCCGTTTCCGCATTAACGACCACGTCCGTCCGCTTTTTCTTGGCCTCCCGTTCCTGTTCCAGTTGGACTTCATGAAACACGCCATAGATGGTGTTATTAGGATGGAGGAGCCAAGCCTTCCCTTGCGGCATATTGGGAACGTATATGACGCGGGAGGATTCGTAAGGCAGGATGACCGGACCAGTGGTTTGCGCTGTATCTCCCAATTGGGTGTTGCGGGATTTTAGGATATCCCGATACTTCTTCATCACCCACCACGGAACGGCGAAAAGCCATTCCATCGGATTCTTGTAGTATTGCTTGGGCAACGCTTCAATCATCCTGTCAAACATATTTTCCGGAAACAGAACGCCGGAGGAAGCGTCCAAGTCAAAGGACTTGATGGTATACTTCGTCGCATACGCCTGCGCCACCGTCAACCCGGCCAGCGTGACAACTCCGTTCTCATAATCAATGGAGCCGGTTACACCGGAGCCGCCGACTTCGTCAATCACACCATCTCCATCCTCGTCAGCAACTTTGGTTCCACCGGGTCCGGACGTTTGGTCCTCCCAAAGCTCAAATGTTCCGGGTTCCAAGGGAATCTTGTCATACGTGATGATATGCGTGGTTTCCGCACCACCCGTGGTAAAGAGAGGAGTGGTATTGTCATCATATAACTGATTCGTATCCTCGGCACAGCGACGGCGAGTCTTTTTCAACCATCCGTCGTTAAGCTGAAGGAATGTATCCGCTGAGTCCGTATCTCCTTTGATTCCCTGTTCCTCAATGTCTACGCCGGAGGCTTCAGCCACCATCTCTAATATGGTTTGCATGAAGTTCGCCTTTTCAATGTTACGCCGCATCAGTTTATCCGTGACCGAAACGAATCCTTGCATCTCGCAGGAGATGAGCTGATGCTGAGCAAAGCCGGGAGCCGTAAAGCCGTCCGGATCAGCGGGGCCTTCCCCTTCAGCGGCGGGAACGCCCATAACACGACCGCTAAAGCCGATGCGATCAATGTCCTGTTTATTAGAAGTCATAATCATCAACCGGAGCATGGGAAGCAAGATGGTTGACTTCTGCAAAAGCCGGACATAGCGATCAAATTGTGCTGGTTCCAAAACACTTGAACCAGCGACACTGGTAGTCGTCAGCCCCTTAACGGCGGCGTCCAACTGGGCCAAAATCTGTTCATTTGTCAACATGGTTTAATCCTCCTTAGGATCGGTTGTGGGTTAATGGTTAGGCCACTCGGCGGCCAAAGGGATCACGCTTGATATCCGGAACCCGATCCGTTTTGGGATCAACCGCCGGAACCGCGTCGGCTCCTTTAAGGGCTTGGGAGCGGGCCGCCAAAAGCTCCGTCATTTTCGTCACCAGCTTTTGCTGATCCGCCACTTGCCCTTTCAAGGCAGTAATTTCCGCCGCAACGTCCGGGGCCGCAGGCGGGGCCGTAACCAAAGCCGGGGGCGGGGCCGGAGCTTCCGGAGGTTTGCCGGAATCCGTGTTCGTCTCGGCCGGTCTTGTAGCCGGGTCCACCACTTCTTCCTTGTCCGGCTTGCCTAGTTTGGAGATGGTGGCGGCGATCACCTTGGGCAATGACTCCGCCAGCATATCCTCTACCATCTTTTTGACTTCTTCCTTTTCCATATCCATTCCCTCCTTGTTTTTTGTTGACGCCTGGGGAGTATCCCCGCTTTTGTTTATATTTAGAATCCGGTTTAACATCCGGTTTAATATTCCGTCGCCGGTATCGGCGGATTTGAGTGCAACCCATTTTGATTTAAGCACGGCGGGATTTTTAATAACGCTCACCGCCACGCCAATCCAATCCTCACCAAGATCTTTGAAAAGGATACGCCTCTTGAAAGCCGCCTCCGGAATGGCTTGACCCTTAGTAGCGGCTTCATAATCCTTACGCCGCACGCCCATCACACTAAAACCTTTAAAGGCTCCGGACATAATCCCTTTCCATGTCTCCGGATGCTTAACCCTTGCGCCTAACATCCATGTCCCTTTAGGTAAAGTGAGGCGTTGATTGCTGGGAAGGATAAAGGTTTCATCATGTCTTAGGATCTCGCTTGAAACAGGCTTTCCAACTTGGGCTAATGTATGACTTACGTCAACAATACCAAAGTCCTCCATAAATCCATACGCAACCGCTTCAATCTTTTCAGCAGTTAGTATTTCCCCATCCGAATCCGGTTCACCAGGAACGAGCACGGGGGCGATGGCAATTTGCTTGGCGGCTTCCTTAACCACGATTGGTCCTTCAAGACCCATGCCCTTTTCCGCCGGCCACTTTCCCATTGCTTCCTTGTGCATTTTGGCGCATACACCGGATATCTTTTCGGCATCACCACCATACACCCCAGCATCGGTTAGCTTTTTCACACAAGCATCAAAATTTCCCGGCTCATTTCCGGCCCACTCCCGAAAAGATTTAGTTGGACCGGACAGAGTTTTGACGGCGGCAAAGATTGCTTCTACATCCGCAATTGGGATATCCGGTTTGCTTGGATCGTTTAAGTGTTCTTCAATAGTCTTGAAAACAAAATCCTCAAATGTCATTCCTTTTTTTGCGGCTGATGGATACTCACCAGTTATCTTTTTATGAATCTCCGCACAGTAACCTTCAGGGCTTTGCTTATCCGCATTAGCACGGACGCAGTCTGCAAAGTCTTTATATTCCCCAAATGGCATAGTATCCTCCTTTTAAGCCGCTAGATTTACCAATAAATCCTCAGCACGGAATGGCTTATCCCGCCAAGGCGCAACCCGATCCGCTGGGATGAGGAAGGCAATCGCCGTGCATCGGCAATTAATCCACTCCTCAATAGGACCATCTGTATCACCAGGATAAAGAAGGCCATTGCTAAACGGGGTTCCAATAGCAACAATCTCGCCCTCCAAAACTCGGTGCGTTGAACGGACACGGTTATCCTTTGCCGTTCGCCATTGTTGATAGCGAACTCCCATATCCTCAAATTGTCCAAAGCGTTGTAAACCTTGGATGCCATGCGTCTCGGTTCTGGCTACACGCTCTAATTCAAAATCTTTTAAGCCCTCCAAAACCGGACGCAAGGCAATTGCGGCGGTTTGCGTTCCCAATCCCTGTCCGTATGACAAAGCAAGGGAATCCGTAACACTTCCACGGATAGCTCCCATTGTGCGAGTGGAAGCCGCAAAAGCCTTATTGCGTATAACCTCCGTTGTCCCCGGTTTGGTGATATAGGTTTGGTATTCCTCAATCAACAAGGATTGTAAAGGCTTTTCCATAAGGCCAAGATGCTGAAGGGCGGAGTTAGGACCACGTTCCTTTAACTGTTTAAGCGTTTCCTTCATCGTATCATCAAATAGGGATTGGATACGCTTATTCAGTTTGCGCATAGCCAGTTCGCTCGCTGGACCGGCGGCTTTAGTGGATACTAAAAATGTATCCAAAGCCGTAAAGATATGAAGTAGTTTACTCATATGCTCCCTAAAATAAAAGCTGAACGCCGGAGACGAAATTAGTTAGTTTCAGAGCGGCGGCGGCGCCTTTGACATAGAGTTGGATATACCTTGGCATGGGCAATTTGACAATAATCAAATAACTGCCCAACGCCGCCAAGGTTTTGAAACCGGCGGACATCTTAACCAAATCAGTATCATCAATAATGTCCAACGGAGTGGCTATTTCATCTTCCCCCACGGTTAAGAGTTGTCCAACCCGCAACTCCGCATCCGTTAGAGGATTAGCGCAGTAGTTGACACCATTAATGACGATGGCTTTAGCTCCTTTAGTAGGGATGGGAGGAGTTGCGGGCTTAATAGTCCCCTCAATATCTTGTGCGGCCCATCCCCCAACGGTATGCACGCGGACGCCTTTATCTTCCCTTGTTTCCAAGCCGACGTCCGGAATACTAATTGGATATCTATCTATTCCGTAAGCCATATCCTAATCCTCCTTAAAAGAGAAGCTGAACTCCGGATACGATTGCTAGTTCTACCACACCTTCCTGACCCTGCACGATCAGTTGAACATACCTTGGAAGTGGAACCTTGCTCATCGCAAAAAAGGTTCCGCCACTTGGCGTAGTCTTAAAGGTGGAGTTCTTTATAATGAGATCCGTTTCCTCAATAATATCCATTGGTGCAACTTCAATTAGCGTCCCATCCTCCCCAACATCAAAACCGATTAGGATTTTGGCGTCGTTCATTGCCGCCAAGGAATAGTTAATACCTCCGATCACCACGGCCCGGGCCCCTTTAGTAAGGATGGGAGGAGTAGCGGGTTTGAAATCCATATAAATACCAGAAGCTAACCATACTCCCGCAAACATACTACGAATCCCTTTATCCTCCGAACGCTCCAAACCGTCAGGTTTTGGAGCCATTTCCGGATGAGCCTCTAATTGATACTCCGCCATATCTATTCCTTTCCTTTAGTTGCAATGGTAACTATTTGATCCTTTAAGGTCTTAACCGCACCCACAAATTCCGCCTGACCTGGATTAGGATTAACACCCGTAATCCTTTGGCCTTTAAGATAAAAAGCATCCAACTCTGGATATTTGATTGCATCAATAACCACTAAACCAAACCGTCCGCCAAAGGCTTTGCGTAACTCTAAAGGTGTCATTGCCGCATTATCCATAAGGAACCCGGCTATTTCCTTATCTTGTGTTTCCTGTTTAAGATCTATCCGTTTGAGTTTGAAAGCCCACCCCTGAATTTGGAAACCTTCCCTGATAATATACTTATTAATCAAGGCTTCAAGCCTCGCCTGCCTGGGTGAGATAACACTATCCTGATAAATAATAGTGGATTCCGTAGCCGTGCTCCCGCCAAGCGAGCCGGTCTCGGCAATACCAATGCGATAAGGCGGAACACCATGCGCCACAATAATCTCATCCCGGCAATCGTTCCGGTATATACGGAAACTTGCATCCTTAACTTCCACATTAAGGGGTTTGAACTCAATGTTGACCTTACCTTCAGGCAACTTGCTAGGAACGGCAAGGATAAGCGGGCTATGCGGGTTTGATGCTAGGGTTGCAAGATGCTTTTTAACCGCAGAAATTATTTCGTATTGGAAATCATTAATGTCGTGGTCCGGATTAGTAGGATCGTAAGTAACACCTTCAGCATTCTTTAGAACGCCTAGGTTATAGTCGCCTGTGATATATATGGCGTAGGATGGAATTCCGTAGTTGCGGAAGAAGTCAATATTATAATCTCTAACCGCCCTAGATCCTTCCAATGCGCCGAGAGCCGGAAGGATAGGCGGCATCCCATAATAATCGCTTCGGCCGCAATAACTGGTATCCCATATCAGTTCAGTTGCACGATCCTTGTCTGGATTAAGTGTCCCAAGTGGAGCCTCATCCCCCGTGTTCTTGTTAATATCCTTTTCGTATCCAAAGCGTTTGAACCAGCGGACTTTAAGCCCTCTACTCTGCATATACTTATTCCCATCACGATGCGGACGTAGCGTATGCGCAGGGACATGGTTGATAAGGGAAGGCTTGCCATTAGGATCATAGTTCTCCCTAACTACCTCCATCGCCAGAATACCAATCGCCTCCATATCCATTTGGAGTTCGGTTAGGATATTTTCAAAAGGCTTGCCATGCTTTTCGCTTTTGAAGAAGCCTGTCAGGATAATATTATCCGCACCAGCTTGCTCCTCATTATCCGATTTCAGTTCCCATCCCAAACCGGCCACGTCATGCGACTTAACATCACAACAGCGGAAATGCCAAGTGTTAAGCTCAAGCGTCCCTATTAAGGTTTCCAGATTATACAAAGGAGGGATAAGACCCTTATCTTGATACATATCTGCAAAACGGTCAACAGGGAGGGCTTGGCTTTTCTCATCACCAGCGGCTTTATTTGCTATAAGATATTGACCCAACGTGCTATACGGAAGGACATCGCCCTTATCCGTAGTAATGAATACGGGTTGTGATTCTGCTATCGCTTTTTTCTTTTGCATCCTTATCCTACCT